CCCCCAACCCCCTCGCCTTCAAGGAGAGGGGGCGTTTCCCGTGCCTGCAAGAAAGGTTCTTCATGGATATCCAGACCCCGATTACCGACACCGCCACCACCGACCCGCTCGACGCGAGCTTCGACATCGTCGCCCGGCAGGACGCGCTGGAAGAGAGCGTCGCCACGATCCGTACCGACGTCGACGAGGTGAAGGCCCGCGTCGACAGGATCGCCCAGGGAGCACAACGCGCAGCGCAGCGTCCCACGCTCGCCGGCAGCGAGAGTGCGCCCGCCGAGGTAAAGGGCTTCGTCGACGGCTACCTGCGCCGCGGTGCGGTTCACGAGATCAAGTCGATCTCCGGCACCGCGCCCGGCGATGGCGGCTACGCCGTCCCCCGCCAGATCGACGCGATGATCGCCCGCGAGCTGACCGACATCAGCCCGATCCGCGCCATCGCGCAGGTCGTACAGACCGGCACAGCAGGCTACCGCAAGCTGATCACCACCGGCGGCACGGCGAGCGGCTGGGCAAGCGAAACCGGATCGCGCGACGGGACGGACACGCCCACCTTCGCCGAAATCGCGCCGCCGACGGGCGATCTCTACGCCAACCCGGCAGCCAGCCAGGCGATGCTCGACGATGCGGGCTTCGACCTCGAAACCTGGCTGGCGAGCGAGATCGCAATGGAGTTCGCGCGCGCCGAAGGGGCTGCCTTCGTCAATGGCAGCGGGACGAACCAGCCGCGCGGTTTCCTAAACGCGGCGACCTCCACGCTGGGCGACGACGCCCGCACCTTCGGCACGCTGCAATATATCGGCACCGGCAGCGCGACCGGCCTCGGCGACGATCCGGATCTCAAACTCATCGACCTGGTCCACACGCTCAAGGCCGGGCACCGGCAGGGCGCGGCCTTCGTGATGAATTCCGCCACGCTGGCCGAGGTGCGCAAGCTCAAGACCACCGATGGCGCGTTCCTGTGGCAGCCGGGACTGGTGGAAGGCCAGCCCGATCGCCTGCTCGGCTACCCCGTGGTCGAGGCGGAAGACATGCCCGACATCGCGGCGGACGAATATCCGATCGCCTTCGGCAATTTCCGCCACGGCTATCTGATCGCGGAACGCAGCGCGACGCAGGTGCTGCGCGATCCCTTCACCAACAAGCCCTTCGTCCACTTCTACGCGACCAAGCGGATCGGCGGACAGGTGCTCGACAGCGCAGCGATCAAGCTGCTGCGCATCGAAGCCTGACGCCGACAGGGTGCGGAATTTCGCTCCGCGCCCTGCGCGCCCGCGCCGCGACAGCTCCTCCGGCTTCCTCCCCTTGGCCGTGCGAGGACGACGCGGCGCGGGCGCATTTCTTTCAAGATTTTCAGGAGGCCGCCATGATGCGCACCGTCCTTGCCGGCGGCGATCTCGCCCCGGCGCTCGCCGAGCTGAAGCACTGGCTCGGCATCACGCGCACCGCCGACGACGCGCAACTCTCGGCCCTGATCGGCGCGGGGGTGGAGGCGTGCGAACGCTTCACCGGCCTCACGCCGCTCGCCGCGACGATCGAGGAAACGCTCGACGCGAGCCACGAGTGGGTGCGGCTGGTCAGCCAGCCGGTCACGCGCATGACCGCCGTCGAAACCCTGGCGAAGGATGGCGCACGCGAAGCGCTGAGCGAGGAGGCCTACGATCTGCACCTCTCGGGTGATGGCTCTGCGCGCATCCGCCTGCGCAGCGGCCCCTTCCTCAGCCGGACGGTCGTGACGTTCGAGGCAGGGCTGGCGTCCGACTGGGCGAGCCTGCCCGACGGGTTGCGCCACGGCATCCTGCGCTTCGCCGCCTTCCTCCACCGCGAGGGCGAGCAGGGGACGAGCGAGCCGCCTGCCGCCATCGCCGCCCTGTGGCGTCCGTGGCGCATCCTGAGGCTGGCATGATCCGCGCGAAGATACCCGCGTTCGACCGGCTGACCCATGCGCTGGAGAAGCGTGCGTTGCGACGGCTCGATGCGCGCGCCCGGTCGCAGGCGCATGCGCGGCGAGAAGGCGGCCATCCGTGGCGCTCGCCCGCGAAACTCTGGCCCGATTTCGGAGACGACTGATGGAAACGCCGCTGCGCGCTGCGCTGCTCGATCACCTGCGGGCCGATCCGCAGATCGCAGGTGCCCTCAACATCGTCGACGAGGCGGAGGTCGAGCGTGCCTCGCCACCCTGGCTCGCGCTGGTCGCCAGCGCATCGATCGACTGGAGCACCAAGACGAAGGCGGGGCGCGAAATCCGCGTGGCTTTCGAATTGCGCCTGCATGGCGACGATCCGGCGACCGGCGCGGATATTGCCGGGCAGGTGGATGCGCGGGTGCTCTCGCTCCCCGCAGCGCAGGCAGGATTTCGAGTTGTCGGCGCGCATTTCCTGCGGGGCCGCGCCGAGCGCCGCGCGCACAATGCCCGCGCGATCCTGCGCGAATACCGTTTCCGCCTCTTGGAATCGCCCAGCCCCTAAACCCGCTCGGGCTGAGCATGTCGAAGCCCCGTCCTTCATCTTCTCCGCCGGTTCGAAAACAGGACCACCCTTCGACAAGCTCAGGGCGAGCGGAATTTCTGCAAAGGTATCAATATGACTGCCCAGAAAGGCTCCGCCTTCCTCCTCAAGATCGGCGATGGCGGATCGCCGCCCGCCTACGCGACCGTCGCCGGTCTGCGCACCACGCAGATGTCGATCAATGGCGACAGCGTGGTGGTGACGCACAAGGGATCGGGCGGCTGGCGCGAATTGCTGTCGGGCGCGGGCACCCGCTCCGTCTCGGTCAGCGCGGGCGGCATCTTCCTCGGCTCGGATGCCGAGGCGCGGGTGCAGGGCCACGCGCTCGCCGGGACGATCGACACCTACGAGCTTTCGTTCGAGGATGGCGCGCGGCTGCGCGGGCGCTTCCTCGTCCAGCGGCTCGACTATTCGGGCGATTTCAACGGGGAGCGCAACTACACGATCCAGCTCGAAAGCTCGGGCCCGGTCGCGAGCGTATGAGTGTGTCCCATCCCTCACCCAATCCGATCAGGGGCGAGGCGAGCATCCGCATCGCGGGGGAAGAGCGCAGGCTGCGCCCCAGCTTCAGCGCGCTCGTCGCGGCGGAGGAAGAACTCGGCCCGCTCTTCGCGCTGGTCGAACGGGCGGGCGAGGGGCAGCTGCGCCTGGCCGAGATCGCCGCCTTGTTCTGGCATTGCCTCGAAGCACGCGACGGCCTGACCCGCGATGGTGTGGGCGAAGCGATCCTCGCCGGCGGGCTGGCTGCGGCGACCAGGCCGCTGCGCGCGCTTCTGGCAGCGATCCTGCAAGGTCGATGAGCGGCGAATTCGGCAGGGGCATCCGCCCGCTGGCGGCGCTGGCCGCACAGGCGCTGGGCTGGCCGCCGGAGACCTTCTGGCGCGCAACCCCCGCAGAGCTGGCGACCGCACTCGGGTCGACCGCCCCCGCTGGCGAAAGCCTGACCCGCAGCGATCTCGAAGACTTGATGAAGGCCCACCCCGATGACTGACATGCTCGACGAACTCGTGATCGACGTGCGCGCGAGCACGCATGGATTTTCCGACGATATCGCGCAGATGCGCCGCGCTCTGGACAGCGAACTGGTGTCCGGTTTCGCCCTCGCCGGCGATGTCCTCGAACGCGGGCTGCTCTCCGCGATCCGGCGCGGAAGCCTCGGCTTCGAGGATCTGCAGGCCGTCGCGCTCAAGGCGATCGACCGAATCGCGAGCCAGGCGCTCAAGATCGGGCTGGGCGATCTGTTCGGAAAGCAGAACCCGCTGGGCGAGATCCTCGGCCCGATCTTCAGCGGTGCGTTCGGCCTGCCGGGGCGCGCGACGGGTGGGCCGGTCAGCGCGCAGCGGGGCTATCTCGTCGGCGAGCGCGGGCCGGAACTTTTCGTGCCGCCCGGCGACGGGCGGATCGTACCGCTGGCGCAGAATGCCGGAGCGCAGCGGGTGGACGTGGCGATCCACCTCGCCGCCCCTCAGGGAACCACCGCGCCCGTAGCCCTCGAAAGATCGAGCCGCCAGATCGCCGCCGCAGTGCGCCGCGCGATGGAGAACTCCCGATGAGCTTCTGGCTTGCGTCCGCCCGCAACGGGCAGGAGACCGACTTCATCCAGCGCTTCGATCCGCGCTTCTGGACGGTCAATTTCCCGCGCCCGATGATGGCAAGCGTCGTCACCACCGCGCCCGATTCCCTGCGCGTGACGTGCGAATTCCACCACAAGGGAGAGCTGGCGGGACTGATCTGGGACAGCGAAGACACGCTCGACCACCCGCTCCACGCCTACGCGTCCGACCGCGATTACGCGCATACCGAGCTGAGCTTTCGCTGGCGCAGCGGCGGGATCGTCGCGCTCGACGCGGTTCACGGGCCCACGCTGACGATCGAAGGCCGCGATGCGAGCGGGGCCGCACGCAGCTGGTACGTACGCCTGTGGAATTATGCGGAGGGCTCGCCCGAGGATGCGCGCATTACGCTGCCCTTCTCAAAGCTCCAGAGCGGTTTCGGCCTGCCGGGCGAGCCGATCTATCCGTCCGCTATCGAGCGCATGTTCATCTCGCTCGTCCCGCCGGGCTATGTGCCGGGCAGCACCGCGCAGCTGCCCGCCCGCGCCGATGGCTGGGTCGAGCTCAGCGAGATGTCCTGCGACGGCGCGCGCGCGATGCTGGCGATCGGCGATTGCCTGCTGCCCGAGCATGGCGAGCGGATCGCGACCGCCTACGACGATTGCTTCAATCAGACGCCCGCGCGGCTGATCCGCCAGATCCGCCATCTCGGCTATCGCTCGCAGGTGCTCCACTATGTCGGGATGAGCCATTATTTCCGGC